CACGGCGTCGGCGACGGTGCCGCCGCGCGCATGGATCACGAGGTCGATGCACGAGCCGCCGGCGTCGGCGCTGTGGTCGCGCCAGCCGGTGCCGTGCTTCGGGTGGTTCACGTAGATCGACAGGGACGGGCTGCGGTCCTCGTGCTGCGGCGAGTGGTAGAGCGCCCGGTCGCCGCCGCGGCCGCGTTTCAGGCCGAGGCGGTCGGCGAGGTCGTGCAGGTCGATGCGTTGTTTCAGTTCTTCGATCGAGGCCATCGTTATTGCTGTTGCTCAGTTTGCTGCAGGGGTGTTTCGGTCGGGTTGCCGCTGGTCGGCGGGCTGAACACGATCGCCTTGAGTGCATCGGCCGACTGCGGGAAGGCGAGGGCGAGGCGGTCGCTCAGGGCGGCGACGAACAGGCCGAGCGTGCATTGACGGGCGACGCTGCCGGGGCGGCTGTCGAAGCGCAGGACGCCGGCGGCCGCCGCGATGGCGGCCCGCAGCGCGGCGTCGTGAGGTGTGGTCGTGCGCGTCATGCTGCGGCACCTCCGAGGATGTCGTGATGGTTCTGCTGCAAGCGTTGAACTGCGTGCTGCAGCTCGTAGCGCGAGGTCATCGCCTGGTCGAGCGTGGCGCGCAGGCGGTCGCGGTTGCGGTCAACGTTCGACGTCGCGTTCGCGAGCGCTGCAGTGCGCGTCGCGCCGTGGCCGATCCGGATGCCGGAGGCCAGGTGTGTGACGATCCACTTTTCGGGGTGGCCGTCGCGCACCTGCAGCTCTGCGTGGATGCCGAACGCGGCGTTACCGGTATTCGGGATAACGACGTGATCGCCCGCGACGGTGCGCAGGCCGGCGCTGGTCAGCAGTTCGTAGCGGATGGCGTGTGTCATCGTGGTTTTCCCGTTCGGCAGGCGTGGAAGTCTTCGATAGCTGCGTCGATGGTCTTGTCCCACGCGTCGCCGGTATCGCTCAACCAGTAGCCGCCCGGCAGTTCATGGCCGTCCTGAATGTTGTCGCGTGCGTAGCGGTAGCGGTCCGCGCAAAGCTTGTCGTCGTCCGTCACGTTGATGCGAGGCGCAGGCTGGCCCGTATCAGCTTGAGCCGCGTGGTCGACGGCGGTCCGGATCGGGGGGGCAGAGAGAAGCGATTCCAGAGCGGCAACGTGCGCCTCGCCGGCAGGGTGGCCGGCACATGCGCCGAGAGCGAATTCCAGCGCGGCGCGTTGCGCGGCAGTCAAGTTCCAATTCATCGTCTCTTACCCCCGCGGCGGAACAGACCAGGCCAGCGCAACGATCAGCGCGAGCAGCGCGGCTGCGCCGATGAACAGAGCAGCCGGGCGCGAACGGACGTTGACGAGCTGCAGGGCTACAGCAGCGCCGCGCGCCAGGCCTGCACCGGCGGAAAGAAGCATCGCCAAAACGCTGATGCCGAATATGTAGTTGTTCATGGTGGTTTCGAAATTGATGATCAGAAGTCGGTGTCGCCGCTCGCGAGCCGCTTGAGGTCGCGCGGCGGGCGGGTTGCGATTCGGCGCGCATGTGCGCGCGTGGCGGATTCGATTGCCCGGCGCACGGCCGGCCTGCGCATGCACTTGTCGTAGTCGCCGACCATGTGCAGTCGGTGCCAGGTCGCGCGCAGCTCGAGTTCGGAGGGGGCGGAGTACATGGCGCGTGCGCTCAGTGGAGCCAGGTCAGGATTGGCGTGCCGTTCGCGCGATCCCACGAGACGCGGAAGCCAAGCGCAGTTGCCGAGCGGACGAACACGTCGGCGCGCACGTCGGCCGCGGAGATCTTGTTGAGGTAGGCGATGCGCTCGTCATAGGACAGCGATTCAGCGAGCGCAGCGATCGGGGCGGGGATCAGCATTTGCATACGGCCTCCAAGAAATTTCGGGCAAAGGAAGTCCCTCGCGCCCGCGGGAGCGGGTGCGATGGGCGTTCAACGAAAACAGCGGTTAGGGGTTAGGCGTCGATCAGCGGGAGCTGACGCGAATCGGTCGGTAGCCGATCAACCTTGCCGACCGGCACGTAGACGTGCGGATTCGGATTGAGGCTCGGTGCGATCGTGTGAACTGTCGCGACGTGGATCTTGTAGGTCGTCGCGCATTCAACGTTGGTGCACTGGCAATACGCTTCGCGGACGAGAGCGGACAGCGTCCGGCTGGTTCGAATGACGGCACGGCTGCCGCAGTGATGGCACTTCAATTTCATTCCGGTACTCCTACGGGCGGCTGCATTCGCCGCGACCTTGGCGCGCGCATTGGCAGAACATGCCGACCTCGCCGAGGGTCGCAACGGCGTCGAGGTATTTGCGGGTTACACACACGAAGCCGACGGCAGCCACGAGGGTGTCGATCTTGTCGATGACGATGCCCTTGCTGCCGCTCAGGAAACGACTGACCTCGGAGTCGTCCCATCCGAGCGCTGTTTGCACTTCGTGACGTTTCGGGCCATGCAACGCATGACGCAAGGCCGGTTCGATGAGGGCGGGCGGTTGCATCGCTCAACTCCCGGCAAATGAACTTGAGTGCTGTTGATCGGCAGAGTCGCTAACTTTGGAGCGGTACTGCTCCACGCCTTCGAGATAGATCATCCGTGCGACGCTTGAGGTGGATCGGTTTTGCGCTGCGGACAGTTCCTCGAGCGTGCGGCGCTCATCCGGCATCAGGCGCATATAGACGGGTTTGCTCGACAAGACGCCACGCGGGGAGCGCCGGACGGGGGCTTTCTTATTAACCATAGCGGTATACTTCCCTTCGTTAACCTTGCACAACAGCAGGATAGTGGTCATTTGGCCACATGTCAACTTATATGGTGGTCAATTGACCGTTTTTTCGCAAAGGCTCAAAGAGGAGCGCCAGCGTCTCGGGATGAACCAGACGGCGTTTGCTGCCCTCGGTGGGGTGTCCAAGGACGCGCAGCTCAACTATGAGAACGGCTCGAGGCGGCCTGACTCGACGTACCTGGAAGCGGTCGCCGCTCATGGCGTCGACGTTTTGTATGTCCTCACTGGACAGCGGAATGTCACCGCACTTTCGGTCGATGAGACTGATCTCGTGCGCCGATATCGTGAGGCGCCAGAGGCGGTGCGCGCCGCGGCGCTCGCAGCACTGGCTGCCGGCGCGACGCCGAGCAAGTATCAGCAGAACTTCGAGGGTGCGACCATTGGTCAGCAAGTCGCAGGCGACGTTACGACGCCTTTCACGATCAACATGGGATCTGCGCGCAAGAAGAAGGGCGACAACTGACGCACCGAATTAGCGGATCGCAGTGACGGCGGGGCCAGCCGTAGGAGAAGAAAAAGTAGATGGTGCAGAAATTCAGCGGCGAAGTCGGCCAGGTGGCCGGCCGAGACGTCAAGACCAGCAATGCACAGGCAAGCGTCAATATTCACCTTCACGGTGAGTTAGCGACGAAGCGACACATCAGCGTTAAGCAGCGGCGCGCGATCGGGGCGAAGGTGTACGAGCTTGAGGCGAAGACGGGGGTTGAGAAACTCATGGTCTATCGTCGGCTCATGGCCGTGTTCGACTTCCCGAACATGGAGCAGATGCCGCGCGACGTGTTCGATCGTGCAATGCGATATTTGGACTCGTGGGTACGGAACGGTACGACGGGCCCGACACCCTTGACTGATACGCAGCCGGAATCGAAGGAGCGTGTCGATCCGTCAAGCGTGCCGCACGCGGCGAACGAACCGAAGCAACTCCAGCCCGTCATGAATGACGTTGCGCCGGCAGCAATTGCGATGCCAGCCGAGCAAGTTGTCTCTGCTCCGCCACCTGCAGCGCCAGTAGCTTCGGCGAAGGAGCGAAAGTCGTTGTCATGGCTCGTGGTCTCCGGCGTATTCGTCTGCGCAGCGGTCGGTGCCACGCTCCTCTACGGCGTCACGAGTCGGCCGACCGAAGGGACTCAAGCCGCCGCGACGAACATATCGTCGCACTGCGAGTATGCCGGCAGCCGTTACTCGGTTGGTAGCGTTGTGATGCAAGCCGGAGTCCGGCAGCAGTGCACTTCGACAGGCGATGGTATCGAGTGGCAGAAAGTCGAATCGTCTCACAGACGGTGAAACATACCGCTGCACAACAATTTCCAACAAGCGCGGATGCGCGATTGATACGAGGGTCCAATGAAAAAGTTGCTCAAAATTGTCCTTGGTGGTGTGCTCGCACTCATCATCGTCGGTGTGATATTCGGCAAGAAGCCTGCTCCCGGAACGTCGTCCACATCGAATCCTGTAACCGAGACGTCGACAACTTCGAGTTCTGAAACTGAGTCGAAAAAGCCCGTTGAAAAGGTCAGCGTCACTGCATCGGCGCTCTTCGCGGCATACGAAAAGAACGAGGTGGCCGCGGACCAAAAATACAAGGGCAAGGCCCTGTCGGTGAGCGGTACGATTCAGAGCATCGACAAGGATGCGTTCGACAATATCGTGGTGAAGCTGCGATCCAGTAACGAATTCATGCCCGTCAACGCGTACCTGAGCAAAGAGCACGAAGCACTTGCGGCGTCGCTCGAAAAAGGCAAGAAGGTGACGTGGACCTGCGAAGGTGATGGCCGCTTGATCGGTAGCCCGATGTTGCGCGATTGCACGCCGACGTAACAGTCGTTGCACGAATGAACTGAAGCCCGCTATCGCGGGCTTTTTTGATGCGGCGGGCAAACGCCGTACGCGTTGAGGGTGCTACTCGCCCTCTCCGGATTCGATCTCCGGCACCTCGCTCGCCTTGACCTCCAGATCGAGGTCCGATGTAAATCCGCCGTTACCGTCGATCGTATGTGTAACGCGCGCGATGATCCAGTTGCAATCGTCGATGACACGTTTGTAACCGCGCACGGTTACAGGTAATTCGGTCATCAGCTCGGGCCGGCCGAGCGCCAGCACGACGCTGAATTCCGCGACGCCGCGCTGCAGTTTCTCCCATTCCGCCTTCGCCGCGCGCGTCGCATTTCCCTTGTTCGCATACGTGTGCCGCAACGTCTTCACGTTCTCGGCCGTGCCGAACAGCACCTCGCCGCTCTTGTCGATCGGCTTCTTCTTCGTCGTGCGCCGCCGGCGCCGCTTCACGGTGGTCGACTGCTTTTTCGCGGTGCGCGTGTTCAGATAGAACGCCTGCACGCCGGAGTATGTGTCCCGATCGGCGACGCCGAACTCGTGACGATCGCCGACGTCGCGCGTGATCGTGACGGCCGGTAGAGGCTTGCCGCTCGCGGTGGTCGCCTCGCCGGCCTTAATGAACAACAGCAGCCCGTTTTTCACGGTGGCGATCGCGTCGAACATCTTCGCCAGGCGCGACAGCAGATTGGCGTCCGATTCGGCGGTCTGGTCGATGTGGTCGACGAGCTGCGCGTCGAGCGCCTTGCTGATGCGCGCCTCGACCTTGTTTTGGCTCGCGATCGCGCGCACGATGGCGCCGACCGTCTGCCGGTGCCAGGACCGCTCCTTCTTGATCGACAGGCCCGCGCGCAGATCGACGCTGCGCGCGCGGATCGTCAGCACGTCGGGCGTGCCCGTGTGCCGCACTTCGTCGACCATGAATTCGCCCTTGTCGACCAGGCCGTTCGCAGCACCGGCCCAGCCAATCGAAACCTTCAGCGTGACGCCGCGGCTCGGGATCTCGAGCGCACCGTCCGAATCGTCGAGGCTGATGTCGAGCTGGTCGGCCTCGAAGCCGCGGTTGTCCTGCAGCGTCATCGAGATCAGCCGGCCGTTGAACTTGCGCGAGATGTCCTTGCCGTTCAGCGTGATCGAGTAGATCGCGCGCGGCACGCGATCGTCGGCAAACACGGTCTTGTGTACCAGATCGGCGCCAGGGATGTCGGCCAGGTTCATAGCGAGATTGCCCCTTTGATGGCGTCGGTCACGATGCCGAGCATGTTGAGATCGTCGTTGCGCGTCAGCGCAATGGTGAATTCGATGCGCCGTGCGGTACCGTCGTCGAAAAACAGCGTGCGCGTCGTATCGATGTTGTCGATCGTGAACATGCCGTAAATGTGGCCGGTGCCCTCGATCAGCGGCCAGGCGGTGTGCATGGCGGCCATTGCCTCGAGGGCGGCGAGGGACAGGTCGCCGCCCGTGAGCTCGGGCAGCAACACGCCGGACAGGCTGATGGTTTCGTCGTCCTCGCCGACGTACTGCCGAGCGGGTTTTTTGCCGACGCGGTTGTTGCTGGCGAAGCGCCAGCCGCGCCGGCGCTTCAGCTCCTGGTAGGGCAGGGTCGACAGGCTGAACACGAACAGCCCGAGCGCCATCATCATGAGAACCTCCCCTTCAATCCCGATCGCGCAGGCGCGAGCGCTCGCGCGCGGCCTGCGCAGCCTGTTCCTGGCGCATCACCTGCAGCACCTTCTGCGCGAGCGCCTGCTCATCCATGCCCGGCGCCGCGTACACGTTGATCGTGATCGGCCCTGGCGCGCTCGGCGCGCGAGTGACGGCTGCAGCTGTGAGCGGCGGCCGGCTGTCGACGGTCGGCGGTGCGCCACCGGCGATCACCGTGCCCGTGATGCCGATGCCGGCGCCGGCGGCGACGATCCGCTTCCCGACCTCGAGCACGGTCGACAGCGGCCCGTCCTGCCCGTCGCGCAGACCCTGCTCGAGGCCGGCCATCGTGAAGCCGCCGAGCGCGGCGAACACACGGCTCGGCGAATGGATGCCGAGCTTTTCCTTGAACCAGCCGATCACGCTATCGCCCGCTGACTGGATCGCGGTTTTCACATCACCCAGGCTGTTCGAGATCCCGTTCGCGAGCCCTTGCAAGATTTGCTGACCGAACGTCGTGAATCGTGTCGGGAGGTCGACCCCGAACCAGGACAGCACGGCGGCGAAAGCGCGATAGAACAGCCCGAGCGGCGACCAGTTCAGTATCAGTGCGCCGATCGCGCCAATGCCGCCATTCATTGCCGCGCTTGCTTCTGCCATGACCTCATTGAATAGCGTGGGCAACGCGCCAATCCCGCGTGCGAGCAGCTCGAACGGCGCGAGCCCGAGGCGGAGGCCGAAGGCAAGCAACTGGCCGAATGACCGGCCGGCATCGCCGGCCGCGCGCAATTGCTCGGCACTCGTCGAAGCCGGTTCGAGGAGCTTGGCGAACCAACCGGCGACAGACGAAAGCATGCCGGCGAACCAATCCCACAGCGGCTTTGCTGCGGCGAGCGCTTCGCCAATCGGAGCAAATGCTCCTGCGAATGCTGCGCGCACGGGCGCCAGCCCTTCGCCGATCGCGGCGAACATGCCGCCGAAAAACGCTTTGATCGGCTCCCAGTACTTCACGATCAGGAGTGCGGCGATCGCAATCGCCGCCGCGACCAGTCCGATCGGCGACGTGAGGAATGCACGGCCGACGAGCAACACAACGCGACCGAGGGCCTGCAACGACGCCGCAGCCAGGCGTACGCCATTCGACACCAGCCCGCCGCGCATGCCGAGCATCGTGAGGCCGAATCGGACGATCGCCATCGGCCCGAGCACGGCCGCCAGCGCGATCGTCAACGTGCCGAGCACGGCGAGCAGCGCGCCGAGGCCGGCCGCGCCGATCGCGACCGCCCGCGTGAAATTCGGGTATTCCTTCGCGAAGCCGAGCAGCCGCTCGAGCACGCTCGTCGTCAGCTCGAGCGCCCGGTTGTACACGGGCAGCACCTGCTCGCCGATCACGGTGCGCAGATTGCGCACCTTCTCAAGCGCGATCAGCTCTTTACCTTCCGTCTGCTTCTGCGCCAGCTCGTGCAGCTTGTCGATGCCGTATGCGCCACGATTCAGTTTCTCGTTCTTGTGAATCTGCTCGCGCTGCATGTACATCGTGGCGAACAGGTTCGCGCCGTTACCGTTCGTCATGATCGTCGAGAATTCCTCGAGGATCTTCGCGTCGGACGTGATGCCCTTGGCCTTCAGCTTCGGCAGCAGCACCTTCTCCATCCACTCGAACGGCGACGCGTTGAAGAGGTCGCCCTGGATCAGCGCGCCGGGCTTGATGCGCTTCACGTTGCCGATCGTGTTGTACTCGACCGACTTCTTGTCGACGAGCCCCAGCTCGACCAGGCGCTTCGCCGCGCGCACGGTGGTCTTGCCCTGCATCAGGTTGCTGTACGCGGCCTGCACGCCGGTGCCGGCGGCATGCCCGCCCATTTCCTGAATCAGCGGCTCCATCTGGTAGTAGAACGCGTCCTGGCGCATCTGCTTCGCGGCGACCTTGCCGGTCTGGATGAAGTTGCGCCACTCGTCGCCGCCGACGCGGCCGCCCGTCGCGGTCAGCACCTGCTGGACCATGTTCGCTTCGCCCTTGAACGCTGCCTCGCTTTTCGTGCCGCCGCGCAGCTCGATCACCTTCAGCATGTTCATGAACTTCTCTTCGTTCTCATGCCCCTGGCCGGCACCGAACATCGCCTCGTTCGCAAACTTCATCTTCGCGAGCGTCGGCATCACCATCTGGGCATGATGCTCGTCCGCGAAGATCGACATCGCGTCGCGCATCAGCGTCATGTTGTCGGCGATCGCCACGCCGGGCGTCTTCATCGCGCGCACGTAGCGCTCGGCGTCCTGCGTCGCGTGGTCGCCCAGGCCGAGCCCCTGGATGCGGCCGCGTTCGTTCTGCACCTTCTTCGCCTCGGCCAGCGGTTCACGTAGATCGTTGAGGATGTGCGAGCCGGTCGCACGCGCGGCGTATCCGCCGATCGCCAGCTCGGCCGCTGCGCCGCGTGCGGCGCCCATCTTCGCGCGTGCGTCCGCGACGCGCTTCTGACGGGCGTTCAGCGCGTCGAGCCGGCGCGCCTGGGCGTCGATCGCGCCGGTCGTCGCGGCGATGTCGGTGCGCAGCGTGCGCTCGTGCTGCGAAAGATTGCGGGTATCGACGCCGGCGCGGCCGAGCCGGTTGCGCAGCTCGTCGACGCTGGCGGATTGTTTCTTGAACGAGGCCCCCAGCTTCGATGCGGCTTGCCGTGCCTTCGCCAGTTCGGCAATCATCTGCTGGGACGGCGGCCCGGCCGCGCGCAACGACTGCGCGAGTTCCTTGACCTTCTTCTGGGCGTCGGCGAGCTTCGTCGAAGTTTTGTCGAGCCCCGTGCGCATCTCGCGGAACTCGCCGATGCGCCGCTGCGTGTCGTTGAGTTCCTTGAGCCGCGCGCGGGTGTCACGCAGATCCTTCGCGAGCGTACGATTGCGGCCGGCGATCTCGCGAATCGGCCGGCTTGCGTGGTCGAGCGCCTTGAGAACAACCTCGAGGCGCAGGGAACGGTCGCTCATGCGTCGCCTTGTTCGTAGCGTTCACGTGCGCGCTCGCGCCATGCCATCAGATCGGGCAGCGGCATGGCGTCCATCACGTCGGGCGACCAGTGGAACACGAGCGCGATATCGGCCATTACGTCGGCGACGTCTCGAGGGAGACGTCCACCTTCGACGAGTTCGGCAGCAAAAAACCGGCGACCTCCGTGCCAAGCTGCAGCAGGTCGGCCGGGTCCATGCGCAGCACGTCCTGGTCGGTCAGCGTCGGATTGCTGATGCGCGGTAGCACCTTCGAGAGTGCGATTACGTCGAGCTGCAGCAGGTCGGTCAGCGCAACGCCGCGCAGCGCGCCGGATTGCGGCTTGGTCAGCGTGATGGAGCCGATTTCTTGCTCGCCGCGGCGGATCGGGGTGTCGAGCGTGATGACGGCGGTTTGCTTCGATTGCATGGTGTGTTTCCTGAATGGGTAGAGGGGAGCGGGTTACAGGCCGAGCGCGCGGCGCTGCTCGGCGAGCCGATCGACGCCGCCGACGATCTCGACGAAGTTGGGAATGTCGATCTCGATCAGCGTCTCGCCGTTGGACACGAGGCGGTAATACGACAGCGACATCGTGCCGGTCTGGTCGGCGTTGTCGCCGGCCTTGGCCTTGCCGGGGTCGATTTCCTTGTAACGGCCGCGCACGTACACCTCGACCGCGTCGACCTCTTCGGTGTCGTCGCGTTGATAGGAGCCGGCGAAACGCACGGTGACGCCGTCGACCTTCGACGTGCCCCAGGTCTTGAACATCTCTTTCATGAAGCCGCCCATCGTGAGGCCCAGTTCGAGCTTCTCCATGCCGAGGTCGATGTCGACCTCAGCGTTCATGCCGCCGCCGCGATACGCTTCCATCTTGCGCGACAGCTTCGGCAACTGGATTTCCGGCACCTCGCCGACGAACGAGACGCCGTCCTCGAACACGTTGAAATTCTTGAGTTTGGATGGCAGAGCCATTGCGTTTTCCTATGGTGAGTGGCGGGCCGTCAGACGGCGATGCTTTCCGCGAACTTGACCAGGTAGCGGTCCGTGATGCGTTGGCGGAACGTCAGGTCCTCGAGCGGCGGAACCGGGCAGAAGTCGTAGTCGATGAAGCCCTGGCCGGCCTTGAGCGATTCCTTCTCGTTGGCGGCCGGATCGAACCAGCACTGGCCGTCGATCAGGTAGCCGGCCGTCTTCCACGCGCGGAACTTCGCGTTCACGCCGTCGACGATGTCGCGCATCAGCGTGCGGCTCATCGGTTGGTCGACCGCCCACATGTGCGCCTCGGCCATCGTGTCGGCGATCACCTGCGCGCTGCGCACGTAGTTCTCGAACGCCCACAGCTTGTCCTCAGAGCAGGTACGCGAGCCCCATAGACGGTAACCATCCGCGTTCACGAGCGTGGTGACCTCGTGACTGTTCAGGTAGCCGGCGTCGGTGTTCGGGTCCTGCAGGTCCCAGAACACGTCGCGGCTGATGCCGGTGACACCGTTCACGACGACGTTCGAAATCGTCTTGTGCCAGCCGGTCTCTTCGTCGATCTTCGCGCGCATGCCGAGCGCGCGCGCCGTCGCCCAGGTGATGTCCTCGGCGTTGGTCGCAGTGTTCCAGTTCACGAAGTCCGGCCAGATCGTCATCAGCTCGCGCTGACCGAAATTCGCGCGGTAGGCGACGGCTTCTTCCTTGGTCTTCGCGCCGAACGCGCTGACGTAGCCGAAGCCGCGCAGCTTCTGTGCGACCGTCGCCAGCTCGGCTGCGACGGGGAGCGTATCGAGGCCCGGACAGCCGAGCACGCGCGGCTTGACGCCGAGCCGGCTCTTCGCGGCGAGCAGCGCCTTCATGCCGGTGTACTGGCCGTCCGCCGTGGTGGTGCCGATCACGTTGCTCGTCGTTGCGTCTGCATCCTTGCCGGCCGGCACGCGCACGGCGACGATCAGCGGTGAGGTTTGCGCGGCGATCGCGTCGAGCGAACGTGCGAGCGTGCCCTTCGTGCCGGCGCGGCCGATCGCGGCCTGCACGTCCGTGATGAGCACGGGGCGGTTTTCGGGGAAGGTGGTCGCGTCGGCGTCGTCGCCGGTGCTGACCAGGCCGATCACGGCCGTGCTGACCGTGCGGATGGGGCGCGTACCGTCATTGATTTCAATGACGCGTACGCCGTGGTGGTAATCAGAAGGCATGCAATCTCCCGGAAGTGAGCCTCCCGAAAGATTGCCTTCCGCGCGCGCGGAGATCACGCGCGGAAGGTTGTACAGCGACAGGGTACAACCGAAGCCGCTGCAGGATGTCGCTATGCCGCGACGGGCAGCGTATCCAGCTCGGCCAAGCGCGCTGTCGCGACCTGGTGATAGACCGGTTCGAGCTCGCAACCGATCCAGTTCAGGCCGGCGCCCTTGGCCGCGGCGAGGAACGTGCCGGACCCGGCGAACGGGTCCAGGACGACGCCGCCGGCCGGCGCCAGGCGCACGACGTCGCGCGCGAGCTGCGCCGGCTTCTCGGTCATGTGGCGCTTGGGGTGCGCCAGGCGCTCGGAGAACACGCCAGGCAGATACACGTCGGCGCGCCGCACCGCGCCCTTCGTCGCCCAGACCAGGAACTCGGTCTGCTGCGCGAAGCCGCCGGCACGCGGCCGCGTGCGGCCGCTCGTCTTGTCCCATACCGCGACACCGCGCCAGGTGAAGCCGGCCGCCTGGATTGCATCGGTGAGGCTCGGCAACTGGCGCCAGTCGACGAAGCAGGCGAGGTGGGCTTCGTTGCGGCTGACGCGGTAGACCTCGGCGAGCCACGTCATGCACCAGAATGTCCACGACCGTTGATCCTTGCTGTCGTGCTGGAATTCAGGATAGACGGTTTTGACGTCGCCGCCGATGTACTTGCTCGATGGCACCTGGCTGCGCGACGCGCTCGTTGTGCCGCCGGACGAGTAGGGCGGATCGGTGAGCGTCAGGTCGACGCAGCCATCGGGCAGCGCGCGCAGGATAGACAATGCGTCGGCCAGGTGCACGCGGTTGATCAGGTCAGCGGAGATGGTGTGTTGCATGGGGCGATTCCCTTGTGTCGGAGGCTCGTTGGCCTGCGGGTAGGGGGCTCGCGGCCCTCAGAAAATTCATTGCCCGACAGCGCGGGCATTTGATGGTGAGCCGGACATATTCGCCGGCTCCAAGTTTTCGATTACAGCTTCCGCAACGGATGTCCTGCATGGGGTGATTCCTGCTGTGCTAGGATGCCGGCGCCTCTCGAGAGGTGTCGCGGCCCGAGCCAATCCTGCAGGCGTGCTCTGCGGGTGCGGGGCGTGCGTGATGTTGCTGCATCGCGCACGTCGCCGCGTCCTTTCCTTACTGCTTTTCCTTCTCCGTTGCCGTTGGCGGCGGTGCCACATATGGCGCCGGCATTTCGGGCCACTTCACGGCATCCGGGAACGTATCGACCTCGATCGCCGCGACGAGCGCCAGCTGGTATGCCGACCAGGCTTTGAAGTAGTAGATGCCTTCGTCGTTGAGCATACCCGCGGAGTATGCGTCGGCCTTGCCAGCGTTCTCACTGCGCGCGACCCCCATCAGCCTGTTGAACTCGGCCATCGCGGCGTCGCGCTTCTCGCGTTCGATCAGTTCCGGCGGAACGGTCCAGGCGCCGTTGACCCACGCGTGACGCGGCGACGGCCGCGGTTCGGTCGTGAGGCCGAGGTCGCTTGGTGTCTTGCCCGCGATCGCGATTTCGACCGACTCGCCGTTGTCCGTTCGGTAGCAGATACGTCCGCGGTAGTCCGGCATCAGGAGCCAGGCACCGTCGCGGTAAAACGGCCAAGTCGTCGGAGTGCGCGGCGGCGGCATATCGACTGTTGCGGATGACGGGATGAGCCAGCGTTCGTCATTGCGCGGGTCCGGGTCGGGTTGGCTGCTGCTCAGGTATTCGCCGGTCGATGGGTTGTAGTGGTGAATCAGCATGTTTCGAGGTCCAAGTTAAAAGGCGCGGATCATCGCGAGCAGCGCGACGTTGCGCGGTCGCGCTTCGTTTGCACCGTCACCGTTGACGGTAATGGCGTGGCTGTGGCGGCCGGCGCCGCCGATACCTACGTTGTGGGCGTGGTTGCCGTCTCCGTTCAGCCAGATTCCCGTTCCGGAACCGTTGAGCCAGATTCCGGTACCTGCACCGTGGGTCGGGAACGCGGTGCCATCCACGCCGAAACGTGTGCCGCCGCCCCCGGAAAACTCGCTGGTTCCGGTGCCAAGGTACGAGCCGCGGCCGGTAGCTGAAATGTTGATCGCTCCGTGCACGTGCCCTGGGTCGTTCACGCCGTGGTTATGCCCCGGATCGTTCACGCCGTGACCGTGCCAGCCCTGCGTGTCGGTCCACGCCGAGTGTGCGTGATCGCCGACTTCGCTCGCGCTCGCGCCGTGGCTGTGCAAGCGGTTCGTGCTGTCCTGCCACGAGCCGATCATGCGATCTTTGTCGATGCTGCGGGCATCGTCCCAACACCGGATGAACTCGCCGCGCATCTCCGGGAGACGGAAGGTCGTTGCTCCGTCTCCGGTCGAGAAGCATGCGAAGCGGCCCTTCTGCCATTCGTCGTCCGACACGAGCGCGCCGCTGGCCTGCGCATATGCCCACAGAGCGGGATAGTCCGCACGATTCACGACTGCGCCATTGGCCTTCACGAAGCCGGCGCGAACCGTCGTGCGGGGCTCGAATACGATTTGACCGATCGCCGTCGTCGAGATGGCGGCCAGCACCCATTCCGTTGTGGCGAGCCGCGTAGAGCGATCACCGGTAGGCGGCGTCGGGCCTGTCACGGCCTGGTCGAATGCGGCGAGCGACGGGGTGAATCGCAACACCGTCTGCCCTTTGCTCGCGACGTCGAAGCTTCCATCGCCCGTGTGATAGAGGCCGGTGCCGTCGTCATTCGCGAAGGTCAGGGACGGGCGGCCGCGGCTGCCTTCCGCGAGGACGACGCGCTTGTCCGGCGCGAATGCGAGGTCGCCGCCCATCGTGCCGCCCTTCGTCTTGTCGAGCGGGTTGAGATTGCCCTCGTGCCAGACCGACTTGTCGTTGATGCGGAAGGTCCGATCAGCGAAGACGTATTGGAAGCGGCCCTGCGTCGACGACCAGAAACCGGCGCCTTGCTCGTTTCCGTAGAAGTAGCCGTCGTTTTTCCCGAGCGCGACCTGGCCTTCGCCAGTCGCGCGACTCACTGCGATACAGCCTGCGACCTGAAGCGCCGACGCGCCGTCGTCGGTCGTAGAGCCGACGATCAGTCGCTTTGGCAGCGTCACGGCGAGCGTCCCACGGTTGACGATCACGGCGGTGCCCTGGGTTTTGCCGTCGTCCGCAAAGCCGTTGATGCGCAAATTGCTACCAGCGCCGGTGCCGTCTTCCGCGTCGTCGTCCTTGAAGATCGAGAACCGATTTTTGTCGCCGGACAGGAAATGGAGGGTCGAGAACGAGCCGGCACCGCCGTCCAGGTACAGCGCACGCGCCCGGCCGCTACCGGTCGCTTCCATGTCGCCCGCAATCCTGACGCCGCCAGATGCAACGTTTACCGGGCCGGTGAACGTCGCGCCGTCGAGCGCGGCGTAGCGCGTCGCTGCGGTCTTCGGCGTCACTGCGCGCGTATCGTCGGTGCCGGCGTCCACTTCGGCCTGGGTAGCCAGCTCGACAACGCCCTTCTGTTCGGTGGTCGCCGGCGGGTTCAGGAACGTGGCGGGGCCGAACTGAAGCTGCGCGGCGTCGATCGACGCGAACACGATATCGCTCGCCAACAGCAGCATGGCCGATGGTGATTTCTCAAGGATTGGCGTGCGTTGCACGTAGACGCCGAACAGCACGCCGTTGTCCAGGTACAGGCCGAAGGCGTACAGCGAATACTGGTCGTCCGAATCGTCCTGGATGACGACGTGCACGGTGTCCGGCGCGACGTTTTCGCCCCCGAACGTCGTCACGCGTTTGCGCTCGTTCGGCAGCGCCGTCATGCCCTTGTCGAACGGGAATGCTGCGGTTCCGATGCCGATTTCGACGACCCGGCGCGCAACGGTTCCAGTGTTGCCGGCTGCGACGAGCGCTGCGCGGCCGGCGTCGGTAATTTGAATCAGAGTTCCAGCCATGTTCAGGTTTCCGAGAGGGATAGGCGGCGATAGACCGCGGGGCGCGCGCCGACGCCGATCCGCTGCGTGCCGATTGCGCTATAGCCCTGCTTGAAGATGTAGTGCGCGGTACCGCGCTTCGCTCGATCGACTTCAGCGCGGATGTCGGCGACGTATTCGGCCGTGGCCGGCACGCCGTCACGGCTGCCGACCGTGAGCAGAATTTCGAACGTTCCGGGCTTGCCGCGCGGTGTCATCTCGAACCACTCGCGCATCGCGACATTCGCGCCGAAGGACGCGCACACCTGGCGCACGGCTTCCGCCGTGCCTTTGACGCGTGCGATGCGGATCGCGGTTTTCACGCGAGCGCGCTTGACCTGTTCGGGCCAGTAGTCCTTCCAGGTTTCGACGCCGACGTGCCAGGCGAGCCACGGCAGGAACGCGAGCGGGATCTTGTCCGGGTCCATCAGCGTGCCGATGTCGACCGGGATGTTGCCAATGCCGGCATTGGCCTGCGCGATTCGCCGTTCCAGTACGGTTGCGTTCGGGGGGAGCAGGTTATTCATCCGCCACCCCGCCGTCGATCAGCTCGATCCCGATGCAATACGGCGCCTGTTCGCCGGTCACGGCGACGCCGCCGGCGGGCGTGTCGAGCAACACCTTCTGAACACCCGCGACGCGCATCGCCGCATGCAGCCCGTCGACCGTCACTTCCATACCGATGCGGTGCATGTCGGCCGCGAATTTCGCCGTGCGCTTGTTCGCTTCCGCGAGTGCGACGGCGCGATCGGGACCGGAGAAGAAGCGCAGCGTTGCGCGGATCGTGTAGCGCACAATCTTGGCGCTTTGCACGATCACTTCGTCGGTTTGCGGGCGTACCTTTTCCAGCGCCTTGCGAACGATGCCGACCAGCTCGTCGCTTGCCGTCCCGTCGCCTTCGCGCGACAGGATCGTGACGACCATCACGCACGGCTCCGGGCTGTAGGCCGCCGCGGATAGCACGCGTCCGTCCGCGGCGCGAGCGTGGAACACGTACGCTTCGTCGGGGCCGGCGACAGAGAAGCCGCGCGGCGCGAGCTGGACGCGCTCGCGCAGGTTGTCGTCGTCCTCGTAGACCGGATCGATGCCGTTCTCTGGATCGCCAGGCGAAACCATCAGGCGCGTGACGTCAAACAGGGCCGCGAGGTGCTCGAGCGTCGCGCCGCGCGCATACGCGAGCAGCAGGCCGCGCGCCTTTTCGTTGACGAGCGCGCGCAGCAGCATCTCGGCGTACGCGCTTTCCTGCAGCAGCTTCACGATCGGTTCCGATTCGAGCTCGAGCGCCGCGGCGACTTCGGCCTGCTGGTCTTTCGGGTACAGGGAGATCAGGCGCGCCTTCCGCGCGGCCAGGATCGTTTCGTAGTCGAGTTCGTCGACGATGTCCGGCGCCGGGAGCTGCGACAGATCGATCGGTGTGGTTCTCATGCGGCACCTCGACCATTCGTCGCCGGCAGGCGCATGGAGAAGGCCGTGCCGGCGCGCGGGCCGTCCGTGCGCTCGCCTTGCAGCTCGAGCACGGCGCCGCCGTCGATGCCGGTGCTACCGAAATCGACCTGGTTGACCTGAATGCGCGGTTCCCACCGGGCCAGCGCCATGACGGACGCCGCCATCACGCGCATGCGCATCAGCGGATTGACCGGGCCGTCGATCAGCTCGGGCAGCAGCGACCCGTAGTCGCGACGCATCACGCGTGTGCCGAGCGGCGTGAACAGGATGTCCGCGACGGACTGCTCGATGTGGGCCTGGCCGCCGATCGCGCGGCCGGTGCGTGCGTTCATGCCGATCATCCGTGCCCCTTCGACGTGGTGCCACCCATCGAATCGATGTGGTCGTGATGGTCGACGGTGACGCCGTTCGAACTCAGCGTGCCACCCTCGTGCCGGATGTTGCCGCGCATGACGGTGCCGACGTCGCCCCCTTCGCCGGCGAGACCGGCCATGTACGACAGCAGCTTCATGATGGTAGCGCCACCCTTGATCATGACGTCGCCGGTGAAGACGACCTTCGGCATGTCGATCGTGAGCGTGCCGCTGCCCTGGACCGTGGCCGTCTTGATACCGGTGACGGCGAGGTGGCCGGTCACGGCGTCGTACGAAACACGCGCTCCGTCCGGATAGACGCGCAGGTGTTCGTTCGGATTGGAGCTCGGCGCGTCGTGGCCGTCGCAGTAGACGCCGGGCAGGAAGAGGCCCGTCGTGGGCTCGCCGGACGGGCAGAAGAGCAGGCCCGGCTCGCCGATCGACGGCGGGTCCCACGTGATGCTGTTGCCGGTGCGCTGCGCGAGCCAGCGAATCCAGTCGGTTTGTAGGCCGCCGGATTCCACGCGCACGCGACGGGCATCGTGATCGACATCGATCACGGTGCCCTCGCGCAGCAGGCTCTCGAGGCGGCGGTTCAGGTCAGCAAAATCATCCATGCGGCGAGGATGCCGCGCGCGCGGGAGCGGGTCACGCGAAAAGGGTTGTGCACGGCCGGTTAACAACCCGGACCTGATGGAAACCGGCAATGCGTCGCGTTACCGCGACAGGAAGTCGAGGACGACGTCCGCGATTCGGTCGATATCGGGGTCGGCCAGGCCGAGTAGCTCGCGCGCCGGATACTGGACGACCGGCCCGTTGCGTTCGACGCGATCGCGCAGGCCCTCCTGGTGGACGCGCGCGATGCGCTCGACCTGGCGCGTGAAATGCAGCACCGACGCGTCGGCGCTCGAGGCCGTTTTGAGGAAGCGGGCGGTGCGCAGCTTCGCGAACATCGCGCGCCGGATGCGGCCCTTCTTGCGCCGAGCCTGCGGCTTGCGCGGCGCGTACCGGCTGCCGTCCGGATTGCGCGCCTCGGCGATGCGCCGCGACTGGCGCCGGCGTAGCTCGGTCGCCAGCGTCTTCGCCAGGCGCGCGCGCTGTGCGCTCGTGAGCTGGCCGAGTAGGCCGGACGCCCAATCCTCGGCGCGGGACAGTCGGTCGGCCATCAAGTCCCCGCGATCGGCGGTTCGCCGAAGTGGCGAATATCGTAGCCGTCTGCTTGCTCGGTTACGCCGACGCGCTCGGTCAGCTTCAGCAGGATTTCGACGTCGGACTTGCCGTTGTCGAGCAGTTCGGCCTGGAACTTGAACCCATCACGGCAGAGATCGCGGTTGAGCAGCAGCTCGGGCTGGTTGATCTTCAGCCAGGCGATGATCGGCACCATCAGGTGATCCGAGTGCCCGGCATAGTCCGTCACGACGATGTCGAGCGTGTACGCATATTCGAACGACAGCGAGTGCGCCGCGGTGACGGCGATCGACCCGTGTTCAATGAAGATGTGCAGCCGGTCAGGATCGCGTGCGAACTCCGGCAATGCCGCCGTGAGCGTCGCGCGCAGGCTGTCGGGCTTGTTCATGGTGCCTCCTGCGCGGTGTCGCGCACGCGCGCCTGCAGCGCGATCAACTGCTCTGCGTTTTCGTGACAGGTGGTGTAGTTGCCCGCGACGGTGGCGGCGACGGCAGAGAGCGCAATGCCCGCGGGGGCCGCATCAGCGCTTCCGGGATCGCCCACTGGCACGTTGGCGACGGCGGCGTCGTGCACGCGCACAAGCCCGACAGGAACAACGCAGGCACGATCAGCTTCGCGATCCACATAAACGGGAACCTCTTTGATGATGGTGTCGCCCTTCTCGCGGACGACCTGGACACGGTCGACGTACTGGGTGACGACCTTCACGTCGCGGCGCGCCGCGTCGCGCTCGGCCGTCCGGTCGCGCACATCGCGCGCGAGTGCGTCGACGCGCTGGCCGGCGTCGACCAGGCGCGCATGCTGAACCGCGATGGCGACGGCCGCGCCGGCGAGCGCGATCGCGCCGACGACGAGGATGCGAGCGCTGGCCGTCATGCAGCCGCCCGGCTGTAGCGATCGAACGCCCGTTCGAGCTTCACGTCGTACAGGTTCTCGGCGTACGCCTTGCCGTTGTACAGCTCGGCGAACTTCGCCCACTTCCGGCCGCGCAGCGCGGCGAGCAGCGTCTTGTCGGCGAGAATGAAACGGACGAACGCCTCGAGCTGCTCGGCCTCGCTGGCCTTCATCGCGTCGACGAACGCGAACACGTCGGGGTAGCCGAGCGCGTTCCAGTGAAAGCCCATGATCTGGAACGCGCCCCAGCTCGTCGCCTCGAGCGCGCACGCGGCCGAAATCTGCGATGCGCCCGCCAAGCGCGCATATTCCGCCGCGTTGCCGGCGTAGCCGCCGCGCTTCGGATTGACCAGGGCCGGATACTTCGCCGCCAGCGCGTCGGCGTCCATGCCGGCCGCCGCGAGCTGGCGGTACATGACGTGTCGCTCGTACAGGATCACGGGCCGCCCGTCCGGCAGGAAGCCGGCGCCGCGCGATTCCACTTCGTTGACGGCGCGCACGGCCGCGAGATCGACCTGTAGCCGATCGGCCGCGCGCTGCAGGTCCGCGTCGGTCAGGTGTCGCGGGTCGCGTCGGCCGGCCGCGAGCGTCGACCAGGTCTTCGGGCCGGCGATGCCGTCGGCGACCAGGCCGTGCGACGCCTGGAACGCCAGCACGGCGGTGCGTGTCGCGCTGCCGAAAATCGCATCGGTGTCGATGCGCGCGCCGGCCGCGACGAGCTGGCGCTGCAGGTAGCCGACATCCGCACCACTGTCGCCCAGGCGAAGGGTCTTATACATGACGCCCCCACAGCTTGAACTGCAGCACGCGCGCGATCACGGAGTCGCGTGGGTTGCCCCGGTGGAACAGCTCGACGACGTTGCCGCGCACGCCGTACACGGCGAGGCACAGGACGCCGACCAGCACCGTGTCGGCGAGGTTCGCCGGCGGCAGCATGCCGAACGCGGCGCGGATCGGCGCAGCGCCAGCGGCGACCGCGATTGCGTACGCCAGGCACGACGCGAGCGGCCGGTGCGCGCCGGCGCCGCGGCGGAATGTCACGAGGCGCAGCGCGAGCGCCGCGCACAGCAGCACGTAGACGGTCGTGAGCATCATTTTTCCCTCCCCTTGAACACGTTCAGCAGCCGGTCGGGCGCGTCGGCCTGGGCGATCAGCCACAGCAGCAGTTTCACGACGAGCGCGGAGGCGATCAGCGCGCCGATGCCGGCGTGGACCTCGACGCGCGCGGGCAGCACGGCATCGAGCGCGGCCGCGAACAGCTCGGCCGTGAGGCAGCCGGCGACGAACGAGATCACGAAGAACGCGACGCGCTTCGGGATCGACGGGTCAGCCGCGGTCATCACGAACAGCAGGGAGCCGGCAAAGGCGCCCATGACGACGTTGGCGTCGACGCCGGGAAACAGCGACAGCGTTGCAACGCCGAGCGCCGCGACCGTCGCGGACGACGTGGAAATTGGTTCAGCCATCTTCAGTCCCATAACTGGAGCCGCTCGGCGCCGGATTGCGCCGCTTGCGGTACTTCGTCGGGCAGCTCGACGAGCAGCCCGTGAGGCAGGACCGGGCCGTATTGCGCCAGGTCCCGGTTCAGGTCGAGCACGGCCTCGACGACGCCGCGCGTGCGGCCGAGCACGCGCCAGCACAGCGCGTCGACGGTTTCGCCCTGGAGTACGCGGACCTCCATCAGATCAGCTCCACCGTTACGCGCGGCCGGCCGACGATGTCGCTGATTGCCCAGCGCGCGTCGCGGCGCAGCTCGTCGCCCTGCGGCTCGAGCTCGTCGGCCCGACGGGCGCCGTCGCCCGTCGTGTCGTAATCGCGGTACCGCTCGATGAGCGTCGCCTTCGCCAAGCAGTACACGGCGCGCCGGTAGTGCTGCAGCCGCACGCTTTCGTCGTCGAGCTGGTCGGCCGGGACGTCGGCGAGCCGCACGATGCCGGCATCGCGCCACGCCGCGCGGGCGCTGCGCAGCTCGTCGTTCACGCTCGCGACCGCGGCGAGCAGCTCGTGCCGCAGGCGGGCATCGGTGACGGAACCGTCGAGGCGCATCGTGTCGCGTGCATGCTCGAGCGACACGTCCGGGTAGAACGGGTCGTTCTTGATCGGCTTGGCTGGTTCAGCTTCCGCCGGCGTGCGCGGCAGCGGCGGGGTCGAGACAAAGGACATGATCAGGTTCGTGTCGGTGATTGGTAGAGGCGGTGGACGGGGCTTTCGCGCGGACAGTGCCGGCTACGGCCCCGTGCCGCCTGGTGCGCGGGGTACGCTCGGTGTCAGCCACTGGGGCCGGACTGGCCCCCGCTGGCGGAGTTCTTCAGCTCGCGCTCGAGCCGCTCGATGTCCTTCTTCACGCCCACGTTCGCGAAGAGTTGCAATGCGCGGCGCAGGTGCTCGAGCGCATTCGCCGGGTAGGCGGCGGCCAGGCCGTAGCCGATCGCTTTGTGCAGCTTCGCGCGCACCTCGTCGGGCATGTCGGCCGCGGCCGTGAGCTGCTCGATGTCCATCAGCGGCTCGACCTGGATCGACTCTCCCGCGCGGTTCGCGCGCAGCGCGGCTTCGGCGAACTCTTCGACCAGCAGGCACGGCGTGCTGCGCTTGTACTGGTCGGGCAGCGCAAGGCCGTGGCGCAGCGCGTATGCGCCGATCTCGAGCGCGCCCTGGTAGTCGCCGACGTCGATGCGCCACACCATGATCGTCATCAGCACGTCGTCCTGGGCGCCGCCGGCGCCGTCCAGCACGCCGGCAATCCACGCGTCGTACGCGGGCAGGAACTGCCGCTTCAGGTCGGCCTTGCGCTCGAGCGACTCGACGGCCTTCAGCGCCCGGCGGTGTTCGTCGAGCTGCGCGAGCATCAGCGTGTACGCCGAGTCGTCGCGCAGCCCGCCGACACTCGCCGGCGTGCTGCGTGCGGCCTTCGCCGCGACGGTGCGCTGGAAGTGTTGGCGGAACGGGTTCGTCATTCGCCGGCCTTCGGTGCGTCCGGTGCCGGATCAGTGTCGACGAACTGAAGATCCTCGACCACGCAGCCCGCGCCAAATTCCTCGATCACGTACGCGTCGTTCGAGCTTTCGAAATTCTCGATGCGATCGCGCTTCGGGTTGTCGATCAGCGCACGCCGGCGCGCGCCGATTTGCCAGTACAGCGACAGGTTGTCCAGGCGCGTGATCATCAGCGCGCGCGGCGGGAAATACGGAACGCGCACGGCAGGCAGGTTGCCGATGCGCTTCTGCGCCGTGATGATGTCCGCCGCGAGCGTTTCGGTCGGCGGCTGATCTTTGTTCACGACCGGGAAATACTTGTCCTGGAGCAGTTCGCGACCGCAGATCACGACGAGATTCGGGTCCTCGACGTACCAGGGATCGAGCAGTTCGTTGTTCGCGAGCGTGACGACGGCGTCGAGGTTCTTGAACTTCTCGCCCTTGCCGATCCTGACGCCGGCGAACACGCGTTCCTTTGCGTTGTTGCGGTACTGCTGCAGCCAGCCGATGTTCACGTCCTGCAGCAGCGGGTTCGCGGCGAGGTCGGTTGTCGCGGCGCTCGTCGTGCCGTTCCAGCCGGTCATGATGCGATCGAGGGCCGCGCGCGTGAGGAACGCATCGCGCAGGCGGGCCTGGAAATCCGGGAACTTCGCCCAGGCATCGAGGCGTTGATACGTGATGTGCGTGTCGTAGTTCGTCTTTTCGCAGCGGTAGCGCTGGCTGTCGAGCGTCGCGATGTCGCGCGTTTCGCGCTCGCGCTTGGACGTGTCCGTGCGGCTTGCGGACGGGCCGGACACGCCGAGGCCGAGCTTCTCACCTTCCATCTCGGACACGCCGATGACGTTGATGCTGTTCAAGAACGCACTCGATTCCTGCGTCTTGGTTTCCATGGTCTGCTGCACGCTCGGATCGACCGAAAATTTCGCGGTGGCGTCGCCAATGCCGTTCAGTTCCTGAATGCGACTGATGAAGCGGGAATAAAGCTCGCGGGTATCGTTCCGCATGGGTTCTCCGTCTTTCGAAAATTGGATGAGGGCGGTTTAGCAGTCGGTCTGCTCGGCGGTGTCGCTGCCCGTCGACGTCGGCCGTTGTCGCGTGCTGCCGTCGGTGCGCGACAGCTTCTCGACCAGGTCGTTGTGGCGCTTATCGCCGGCCTGTTGCGCGCGCTGCAGCTCGCCGAAATTCGTGTTGAACTTTTCGAGCTGCTCGAGCACCTGGCCCTGGCTTTCCGCGAGCGCGATGACCGATTGCGTGAGGTCGGAAAAGCGCTGGTCGTCGGAGGCTTCCTTGCGGCTCAGCAGCCCGCGCACCTTCGAGAACAGCGACTTGCCGGCGTCGCCGGTGCGCGGGGCGTCGTCCTCGAACTCGATGTCGGCCTCGGTGGCGGCGCTGAACAGGTTTTCCGGGCGTTGCTTGCGCGTATCGAACGCCTTGTGTTTCGCGCTGAACTGCAGCATTTCGGTGCCGAGGCTCGCCGGGTTGTCGGTGACGGCGAGACCGACCAGATATGCCTCGCCGGTACCGGCGAAATCCGGATCGACTTCCATCGACGTATAGACCTTCTGGCGCTGCTCGGTGGTCAGTGAGACCAGGTCTTTGGTTGGCGAGAGCTGCGCGAGCAGGCGCATCTTGCCGTCTTGTTCTTCGGCCTTCAGCGCGATCACGTCGCCGTACGCGCGGAACGTGCCATCCGGGTACATGCCGCGAATGTGTTCCATGTTGATGCGCGCGCCGTACGTATTCGGGTCGTAGGCGCTCGCCATCTGCTCGAGCATCGCGCGGTCGATCGTGCGACCGTCCGTGGTCGCGCCTTCCGTCGCGATCCGGAAAAACTTCGTCTTCTTCGAATCCTTTGCCATGTGCGAATCCTCTGCGAGGGCGGGGTGCTGTGTTCAGGGATTCCAGTGTCGGCAGTTCGAACCTGCGTCGCAACGAACAGTGGTTGTGCGCGCAACTGGTACAACCTGAACTGGTAGGGCCCACGCGCGCGCGTCGGTAGCCTTGCTGGCATGACTGCACTTCCTATCGATTCATCCGACGTTGATCCACGCCGGCGCGCGCGTGACCTGTACTGGCAGGGGTATCGCATCGTGCGTATCGCCGAGATGCTCGGCGAGAAGCCGGCCACGCTCTATAGCTGGAAGCGGCGCGACCAATGGGACGACACGGAACCGGTCGACCGCGTGGCGCTGTCGATGGAAGCGCAGTTGATTCGGCTCGTCGTGAAGGAGAAAAAGGAGGGGCGCGACTACAAGGAGATCGACTTGCTCACGCGCCAGCTCGACCGGTTACGTACGCGCTCGGCGAATGACGCAAAGGTGAGTCAATCCGGGAGCGCGAGCGGCACGCGTCGGTCGCGCAGCGCGGACGATCGCAACGCGTTCAGCGACGAGCAGGTCGAGAAGCTGAACGATGCGTTCCTCGAGTCGATCTTCGACTATCAGCGCACCTGGTATCGCGCGGGCTTCAAGGAACGGATCCGCAACATCCTGAAGAGCCGGCAGATCGGCGCGACCTGGTACTTCGCGCGCGAGGCGCTGCTCGACGCGTTGAACACGGGGCGCAATCAGATCTTCCTGTCGGCCAGCAAGGCGCAGGCGCACGTGTTCCGCCAGTACATCGTCCAGTTCGCGAAAGACGCGGTCGGTGTCGAGCTGAAGGGCGACCCGATCGTGCTGCCGAACGGCGCGACGCTGTACTTCCTCGGCACGAACGCGCGCACCGCACAGAGCTATCACGGCAACCTGTATTTCGACGAGTACTTCTGGGTGCCGCGATTCCAGGACCTGCGCAAGGTCGCGTCGGGCATGGCGATTCATGACCACTGGCGCCAGACGTACTTTTCGACGCCGTCGAGCCTCGCGCACGACGCGTATCCGTTCTGGTCCGGCAAGCTGTTCAACCGCGGTCGGCCGAAGGATCAGCAGGTATCGATCGACGTGTCGCACACGGCGCTGGTCGGGGGACTGTCGTGCCCGGACGGTCAGTGGCGTCAGATTGTGACGGTCGAGGACGCGGTGCGTGGCGGCTGCAACAGTGGTGCGCGGCCGCTGTTCAATCTGGACCGCCTGCGTCTCGAATACAGCGCCGACGAATACGCGAACCTGCTGCTGTGCGAGTTCATCGACGATTCGCTGTCGGTGTTTCCGCTGGCGACGCTGCAGTCGTGCATGGTCGACACCTGGGAGGTGTGGGACGACTACAAGCCGCTGTACCTGCGCCCGTTTGGCGACGAAGAGGTGTGGATCGGCTACGACCCGTCACGCACGCGCGATAGCGCCGGCTGCGTGGTGATTGCGCCGCCGAAGTATCCGGGCGGGAAATTCCGCGTGCTCGAGCGGGTCCAGTGGCACGGCCTGGACTTCGAAGCGCAGGCCGCACAGATCGAGGCGCTGACCAGGCGCTACCGCGTCACCTACATCGGGATCGACACGACTGGCATGGGCCAGGGCGTCTACGAGCTGGTTACCAAGTTCTTTCCGGCCGCGACGCCGATCCGCTACTCGGTCGAGGTGAAAGCCATGCTGGTGATGAAGGCGCAGAACGTGATCCGCAAGGGCCGGCTGGAGTACGACGCCGGATGGACCGACCTGACCGCCTCGTTCATGGCGATCAAGAAAACGATCACGCCCAGCGGCCTGCAGGTGACGTACACGACAACGCGCTCGGAAGAGGCAAGCCACGGCGACCTGGCCTGGGCGTGCATGCACGCGCTTGCGAACGAGCCGCTCGAGGGGGCGACTGCCACCAATACCGGATTCATGGAGATTTTTTGATGTCACGCAAGTATCGACGCGGCGCCGGGCGCCGCACGCAGGACCGCGCCGAGCCGGCGGCGGAATCGACCGCGGCGCCGGCGCCGCGCGCGGAAGTATTCTCGTTCGGCGATCCGATCGCCGTGCTCGACCGGCGCGAGCTGCTGGACTACGTTGAATGCATGCGCATGGGGAACTGGTACGAGCCGCCGCTGCCGCTGGACGGGCTCGCGCGCTCGTTCCGGGCCGCGCCGCATCACAGTTCGGCCATCTACGTGAAGCGCAACATCCTCGTGCAGGCGTACATCGAGCATCCGTTGCTGTCGCGCGCCGACTTCAGCCGGTTCGTGCTCGAGTACCTGGTCTTCGCGAACAGTTACCTCGAGCTGCGCACGAACCGGCTCGGCGCGCCGATGGCGCTGAAGTCGTCGCTCGCGAAATATACACGGGTGGGTGTCGAGCCGGATCAGTACTGGTTCGTGACGAGCGTGCGCGAGCCGCATGCGTTCCCGACGGGCGCCGTCTATCACCTGTACGAGCCCGACTTGAACCAGGAGATTTACGGGCTGCCCGAATACCTGTCGGCGCTGAACTCGACCTGGCTGAACGAGAGCGCGACGCTGTTCCGCCGGCGCTACTACAAGAACGGCAGTCACGCCGGCTTCATCCTGTACATGACCGATCCGGCCGACAAGCAGGAGGACGTCGACAACCTGCGCTCGGCGCTGAAGAACGCGAAGGGGCCGGGCAACTTCCGGAACCTGTTCATGTACGCGCCGAAGGGGAAGAAGGACGGCATCCAGCTCCTGCCGATCGGCGAGGTTGCGGCGAAGGACGAGTTCTGGAACATCAAGAAGGTGACGGTCGAGGATCAGCTCGCGGCGCACCGCGTGCCGCCGCAACTGATGGGGATCATTCCGTCGAACGCGGGCGGGTTCGGGGACGTGGAGAAGGCGGCCGGGGTGTTCAATGGCCTCGAGATCGAGCCGCTGAAGGCACGGCTCCGTGAGGTGAACGACTGGCTCGGGATCGAGGTCGTGCGCTTCCGGGATTACGAGCCGCTCGCGAAGTGATGCAGCGGCGCGCGCCGGCCGCGCCGCTCATTCTTTGGGCGTGGGCGGTGCCGGTTCGGCCGCCATCTCGTCGGCCGGATAGAGCTGCAGCATCGCGCGCGCTGCTTCGACGTTCGATGTCGTGAGCCATTCCTCCCAATCGTTGGGCCGAAGGATTACGACTGATCGTTTCTCGTCACCCGGCTTGTGCATGCGCGACATGACCGGGTGCTCTTCCGCGTTGATCGTGATCATTGTCATCGCGTGAAGATCGGTGCCGTCTGGGTTTTTCAGCGTGCGCCAAATGCCGGCGACACACATCGGTCGCCAACCGGCCAGGCCGATCCGGTGCCACACATTCTTACCCGTCTCGTAACACGGTTCGTAGATCCATCCAGCCGGGATCAGGCAGCGCCGACCGGCGCGCCATGACGGGCCGTACAGCGGCGACTTGCCGAGGTTGTCGTCGCGCACGTTCATCGTGCTTCGCATGATCGGCAGCTTCTTTCCTTCCGCCTTTGCCTTCTCAATGTTCGCCTTTTGCAGCGCGCGCGGCCAGAAACCAAACCCGGCCATCAGCGGTTCGAATTGGCCGTCGACGCGCGCGACAATCGGCGCGAGATAGTCCTGGTAGATCTCGGGCTTCCACGGCGTGCGTTGGTAGAGGTCGCGGAGGTTGTTGATCTTGATCTCGCGCAGCTCGAATTCCTCATGCGGTGCCCGGTAATTGGTGCACATATCCGTCCCCCTTTCCCGTTGAGCCGACGCTGTAATCGCGCCATATCCGCAAAGTCTACGCGCAGATACACTGTATAAATATACAGGTGTTGATGATGAACGACAGCGCGACGCAGGGCTACGGCCTGTCTATCCCGAAGCTTACGAAACCTTGCTGGACGTGTGAGCACTGGAGCGGCTACATCGCCGGCGGCGACCGCACGGCGGTTTGCTTTCAGCCTGGGGCCGAGCACGTCCGAGCGACTGCGATCCGCGGCTGCGTATTCTGGGTGCGGGCAATTGGTCTGGACGAGCTGACAAACGAAGCGTGCGACGAGCTGGTCCAGCGGTTCCAGCCGGAGTATCCGTACCCGAAACGGCAGCGTCCGCTGCGCGGTTGATCCCTTATGCCGTCCGGGCGGGAATGGAGAGCCTACACGCGGGCGCCGGTTCCGCCGCCGTTTCGGTCCGCCGAGAGCGCGACGGCGCCGTGATGGGCCTCCTGACGCACGGGAAGCGTGTTTCTGGGGCTGGACCGGTCCTGATGATCGCGATCTCGACCCCGCGCGCGCAGTTGTGACCCCGCCCCACCTGCCCGCAAAAATGAACGGTTTTTATGCACGCATGCGTCGGCTGCTGAGCGCCGACCGGCGCGCGGCACGAGGCGCTCGGCTAGCCGATTTCGTTATGCAGTTTTATGCGCCTTGGTTATGCAGTTTCGTCCTACCCTGATGATCCGCCGGCCAAAAAAAATAGCCCGCCTTGGCGGGCTATTTTGTCTATTTCGGGGTGCGGACCTTTAATTCGTCGAGCAAAACGCTTCGATCGGGTTCGGCTTCTTACGCACGTCGATCTCATTCTGTGCTTGTTCAGCATCCCGCACAGCGCGTTCCGACGCCTCAACAGGGGTCACAATGCGTGACACCGCGTAAGCGAAACCGGCGTGCTCGGTCAGCAGCCGGCTCGTCAAATCCTCAAAATTTTTCTTGTCTACCGGTTTCATGAAATACTCCTATTGATAAAACGCCCGCTGACGGAGAATAAATCTCAAATTCTTGTCTGAATCGAAGAAATGTTTTCTCTTGATCCAAACTAGCCCTTCCGACTTTGTGATTACCGCCACATCAATGGGGCCGCCGACACTCTGTTTCGGCGAAGTCACCTTCTCTTTTAGAGACTCCAACGTCACCAACGTTTCCGCGAGATGTGTCATCTCTTCCATAGGTAGGGATGCGATCACGCGCTTCAATGAATGGTAGTGGCTTTGAAGCACCTGGCCATACCAAGCCTCTCTGAATTCTAGGCCAGAGGCTTCAGCCTGTTCTTCTAGACTAGCTGGCTCCTGCGCTTGCGCTTGGACCAGCATCAAGCGAGCGAATTCTACCGCGAACCGTTTGTAAGCATCGGTAACGGCAACAAACACGTCTAACCCGACCCCGCGCATAAACGCATCAACCGCTGACCGGGTCGCGAACGGCAGAATCTCCGACGGTGTTGCAATGTTGATGTCGCTCTGCCGCTCCTTCTTTGAGACGAAACGACTCCCGACGAAACCTGCGACGGAGTACTCAACCACCGACGGAAAGTACTGCAGCCTCCCGTAGCCAGCGAACACTACTCCTGTCGGAGACAGGAATTCGTCATACGATCGGAAGTACATACTACACGCCAATTCGATCAGTTGACCTGCCGAAAAGACGTCAGCAATGCCTCCGACTTGTAACGCTTCGTTCAACGCGTCCTGAAGCGTTTTGGGTGGGGCTGCTGCTGTTCGACGGGCTTCCTCCGCCCACTCCGCGTCGCCATAGTCGCGCGCTTCGATTTGCTGCGTGACCGTTGTCAGTGCTTGAGTCGCTAGCGTAGCGCGGTCTGCTGCCGGCAATGTAGCGTCGCGAATATTCGGGGCGAGGCGGTCGACTTCGGTAAGGATATGCAGTACCGCGTCCTGTAGGCACGCGACAAGCGAAGCTTCGCGCAGCTCAAGCGAAATTGGGCTTGCTGCCGATTGCAGAAACGAGAAAAAGTGACTCGCGTATTCCTCAACGGAATCAAATATATTTTGCTGCAAATGCTCAGAGCGGTATGCCTTTAACGCCACCTCCCAAGGCATGCCGCAAATCGCTGCGGACCCGAAGATCATGACGCCGATCGGCTCAGAGTGCGAGAGCTGGAATATCTTGTTGCCGCCCTTCGAGTACCGCTCTTCCCCAGCACCGTTCGTTGTTGTAACGGCACTGTCAGCCGCCAGTACGACCGCGTACTTATTGAGTACTGCAACCTCGCACGTCAT